GAATTAGACTTCGATCAAATTAAAAAGAATCTTAAAAACTTTTTAAAGCAACAAAGTGAGTTTAATGATTATGATTTTGATGGCTCTGGTCTGAGTGTATTACTTGATGTATTAGCTTATAATACACATTATAACGCAATGAATGCTCATTATTCCTTGAATGAAGCTTTTTTAGATTCAGCTCAAATTAGAGGTAATGTTGTTACAAGAGCAAAGTTACTTGGTTATATACCAAGATCTATTCTTTGCCCAAGAGCTACAGTAACTATTACTGTGGATGTATCTGATGTTGTGGGTACTAAGCCTGCTACAATTAATTTAAAGCGTGGTACAAAATTAAAGTCAAATGTCGATGGTGAAGAATATAACTACCTTGTATTAAATACACAATCGGCTGAGTTATCTAATAACCAATATGTATTTAGCAATGTAACTCTTGTTGAAGGCGAATTAAGAGAATTAAAATTTAGAGTTGATAATGATATTGAGAATCAGAAATTTCAATTATCAGATTTTAATGCCGATACTTCTACATTAAGAGTAAGAGTACAAGAAAATGAAGAGTCTACATCATTTGATATTTACACGCAGTTTGAATCATTAAAAGATGTAACATCAACAACAAAGGTTTTCTATTTACAAGAAAATTCATCTGAATATTATGAAGTATATTTTGGTGATGGTATTACAGGTTTAAAGCCTTCCAATAATAATATTGTAACTTTAGATTATATTATTACTGAAGGCTCAGAGTCTAATGGTGCTAGTGTATTTACAATGAATGATACTATTAATGGATATAGTAATATTGTAGTTACTACAAGTACTAATTCACAGGGTGGTGATGATAGAGAAACAACTGAATCAATTAGATTTAACGCTCCTCTATCATTCGCATCTCAGAATCGTGCTGTTACTTCAGATGATTATGCAACTATTATTAAAAATAGCTTTAGTAATATCGATTCTATTTCAACATGGGGTGGTGAAGATAATGATCCGCCTGATTATGGTAAGGCATACATTTCTGTCAAACCAATTACTGCTGATAAATTAACTGATGCTGAAAAGAATACAATTAAAGCATCAGTTTTACGTGGTAAGAATGTAGTATCAATTACACCTGAAATTGTAGATCCGAGTTTTACAAATCTTGAATTAGATGTATTTGTAAAATATAATCCTAACCTTACTGATAGAGGTCCTGCTGAAATTACATCTGTAATTAGAGATACAATTTCGGATTATAACTTTAATAACCTGAATAAATTTGATGGTGTATTTAGGCATTCTCAACTTACGAGAAAGATTGATTCAGCCGACCCATCTATTCAGAATAGTACTGTACGACCAAGAATGTTTCAAACAATTAATGCAAAAACAGATGTGAATCAAAATAATTTTACATTAAACTATGTTGAACCATTTTATCAATCAGGTCAATCCACTGCGTTTGTATTAACAAGTACAGCATTTAAACTCAATACAAATGCTACTGAAGATCATTACATTGGTGATATACCAATTACTGGAGAATCTGAAAAAAGAAGATTAATTGTATATAAAATTGTTGCAGGTAGTAATATTACAGTATTAAATGATGTAGGTGAAATGGATGTGAGCAATGGTAAGTTAACATTACATTCATTTGCTGTAAATACAAATACAGATATTAGATTAACTGTTGTACCTAATTCATTAGACTTAGCACCAAGTAGAAATCAGTTATTATCAATTGACTCTCAAAGAGTTAATATCACTCCTGAAATCGATACTATTTCGGTTGCTGGATCTGCTGGAGCAATTAACTATAACACGACAGCGAGAATTAAGTAATGTCTCATCAAAAGAGTTTTTCACACGGTCATATTGAGGAAGATAAAAGTACTCTCAGGCAGACGAAAGAAGATATTCGTCTTGACTCTCTTATACCTAGTGAAATCTTTGATGATAAAGAACAACTTAAATTATTTTTAGAAAAATATTATCAATACATGAACCAAGATGAGTTTCAGTATCTTGAAACTGAAACATTTACGGATATTGTATTAGATGATAAAGCAACTTTTAGAGTATCAGATCCTGAAAATAATAATGACCATTTTTTTACTGATGAAACTGGTGGTAGTTCTACATTAGTTGTAACAGATGCAGATAATATATCGACAACAATACCTTTATCTGCAACTAATATTACGATTTCTAATGGTAATGAATTACCTGGTAGTTTAGCAGATAGTACATCAGATATTGGTAAGACATTAACTGTATCTGGACTTTCAGCACATAATACAAAGAGTGCTAAACTTACAACACCTATTACATATTGGGTAGGTCCTGGTCCATCATATGTTTTAAATGAAATTGAAAGACATTTAGATATTGATGAGAACGATCAAAACTACTTGGAGTTAATGCAAAAAGAAATTGCTCCTATTGTACCAAGAAATATATTAGTTAATAAAAGAACATTGTATAAGCAGTTTATTGATTTCTATAAATTGCGTGGTACATCAGACTCAATTGAAATTTTCTTTAGAATTCTTTTTAATGATGATGTTGAAGTAAGTTATCCTTATGACAAAACACTTATACCTTCATCTGGTAATTGGGAAGTCGATGCTGCATTACCTAAGGGTGGTATCTATTTGGATAAAAAAGGTTTTTTATCTGATGATATTAAAGTACAAGACAGTTTAAGATATCAAAAATTTAGTTATGTAATTAAATCTGGTACTAATATTTCTGATTGGGATTTAGTATTTAATCGATTAGTTCACCCGGCTGGATTTAAATATTTTGCAGAAATCTTATTGTTAATACAACTTATTAATGTTGAAACTGTTAACAATAGAAAAACATTACCTCAGGTAATCCCAGGGACGACGTTAGAATTATTATCGGCAATGCCATTCCAAGTACCTGGTGTGATTGGTGTAGAAGACTTACCTGTACTTGTTGAAGCATTTGCTTCTTCATTTACACCTGGTGTTACAGCAAATAGAGGAAGACCAGCCAGATTCTCAATTACACTTAATAATACAGGTGGAGTAGAGAGTATAGATATTATTGATAAAGGTTTTGGTTATCTTACTGCTCCAACACTTACATTTAATGGAGAAGGTTCAAGTATTGTAGAACCAGTTATTGATTTAGGTACGTTGACTTCAGACGGTGAAATTGAAGTTGATAATATTTCTATTACAAGTGCTGGTTCAGGATATACACAGTTATTTGTAACTGCTTCTAATCCAGTTGATGCTCAAAATAATTCAGTTGTTGGTAAAATTGTAAGTCTTAAATTGCATGGTTTAGCAAATAAGATATTCAATACTGCACCTACAATTAGATTTGCTGAACCAGAAGAAGTAGACGCATTAGGTAATCTTATTGGTACTGACGCTGCAGCAACTTTTTCAATTGCTCCTAATGATGTATTATATACAGCTCAAGAAGAAGCAGATGATTTATTATTACCAGAAGGACTAAGAGTTGGAGCAATTGAAGGTCAAGTTAAAATAAATGAAGGAGAAATAACAGGGGTAAATATAGATAATGCTGGTTCAGGATATATTCGAGATCCTCAATTATTCTTTACAACAGGATCGCAAAACGAGCAGAGAGTAAAAGAACAAAAATTAAAGAGAATTTTAAGTTTAAATCATACCGAAGTAGAAGATATTATTACTGAGGTAAAGGTAAATCCAGTACAAGCAACAGGAAGTATATTAACAAGTACTGGTAATCCAGATAAATTTTTACAAGAACATAGAGTCAAAGTAGTCAATCCAGCATATAGGACAATTGAAGACAATGGCTACTATGAAAGAAAAGGAGACGAGTTTTTTAATAGTCAACGCCTATATAATATAGGTTACTCAATTGACTTTTTTGGGTCACAAGAGTTACAAAACGTCGAGTCAGCTGTTATAAATAACTATAACACTAATTCGTTTATAGGCACATAACGGGAAAATAATATGACAGCAATAGTAAGTTCAAATTTCAGAGTTCTGAACGCAGAAAATTTTAGAGAAGACGTTCAAGAATCAAGTGTGTATGTGAGTGTTGGTAAATCCGATGCATGGTCTAATACGATCAGCGATACAACAGATACAACACCCTTTAATCCACTTGATACATTAGACGCTCTTGGAGAAGCAAGGCAGAATATGTTAGGTCTTAAAAAGATCTCTTCTGCTGAGGTATCTCATATCGTACCAAGACATAACTGGACATCAGGTAGAAGCTACGTGGCTTGGGATTCCAACGATCCAGATATTTTTGATAAACAATTTTATATTATCACAACAGAGTTTAAAGTTTATAAGTGTATCATTGCTGGTACAGGTGGTTCTATTATTCAACCAACACAAACTTTAACAGCTCCTACAGCAGAATCTGATGGATACACATGGAAATACATGTATACAGTTTCTGTTGCTGATTCTGAAAAGTTCCTAACAAATAGTTATATGCCCGTTAAAACTGTTTCTCTTGGAGCTTCTGCTATTGTTGCAGCTGGAGTATCTAGTAGCACAGAAGTAGTTCTTACAGAATCAAATGTAAATATATTAACAGGGATGGAAGTATCAGGATCTGGTATTTCGGGAACACCGACTGTATCTAGTATTTCTGGATCTGTACTTACTCTTTCTACAGCTCAAACACTATCAAGTAATACTGTTTTAAGTTTTTCATTCCCTAATGATGCTGCTGCTGAAGCTGTTTTATCAGAAGCAGATTATGCTCAATATCTAAACCAAAAAGCTTCTAAAGATTTTAACAAAGCTGCAGGTATTGAAAGAATTGAAGTAACAGCTGGCGGATCTGGTTATGATGCTGCTGATAACTTCACAGTAACAATTACTGGTGATGGTACTGGTGCTACAGTTGTAGATGCTGGTGTTACTGTTTCTGGTGGAGCTATTTCTACTATTGTACTTAATGACAAAGGAACAGATTATACAGTCGCTGATATTGTAATTTCTTCTGATGGATCTGGTCAAGATGCTACAGCAAGAGCTGTTATTTCTCCAAGAAATGGTCATGGTGTTGACCCAGTAAAAGAACTTGGCGCATTCTTTGTTGCATTGAATACACAATTAGATGGTTCAGTAAACGGTGACATTACAGTAGGTAATGATTTTAGACAAGTTATGTTATTAAAAGAACCAAGAGAATACAATGCAACTCCAGATGGTGGTAAGGTTGCAACCGCTGATTCTCTTAAAGCATTAGGCTATTTAGATGTTACTGGTAGTATTGCTTCTTTCCAAGTTGATGAAGTAATTACTGGTGGAACATCTGGAGCTAAAGCATTTATTGCTGAAAAGGATGCAGGTACAGGTTACATTTACTATTATCAAAATGCAAAAACTGGTTATGGTACTTTTGTAAATAACGAAACAATTACTGGTGGAACATCAAACGCAACAACTCAAACTGAGGCTGCAAATGGTGTAAATGATCCAGAAGTAGAAAAACAAAGTGGTACAGTTTTATTCTTAGAAAATAGAACACCTATTGATAGAACTGCAACTCAGATTGAAGATATTAAATTAATATTAGAATTCTAATATAGATAGAATATTAGGTAAAAAAATTTATGGCTACTACAATTATTAAGAATTATTCGAATGCACCTTACTATGATGATTTTGATGAAACAAAAAACTTTCATCGAATTCTTTTTAGACCAGGTTATTCTGTACAGGCAAGAGAGTTAACTCAGATACAAACTCTTTTACAAGCTCAAATAGACAGATTTGGTCAATATAACTTTAAAGATGGATCTCGAGTTGTAAATGGTAAGGCAACGGTAGATGTTGAATTTGATTTTGTAAAAATTGAATCTGCATTTACTCATAGTGTTGGTGGTGCTTTAAACACTGACACATATCTTAATAGTTTAGTTGGCACAACAATTACAGGTGCTACAAGTGGAGTAAAAGCAAAGGTTCTTTCCGTAGTTGCTGCTGAAGGTAGCGATCCTAATACACTTTACGTAAAATATACTGACTCAGGAAATAATAACAATAATCAAACATTTACTGGAGCTGAAGAATTATCTAATGATGGTTCTCCTACTCTATATGCAAAAGTAAAACCAACTTCAGATGTTCCTACAGGTCAAGGATCTGCTGTTCATATTGAAGAAGGTGTATATTTTATTGCAGGTAATTTTATTTTTGTACCTGCTGGAACACTAGTATTAGACAAATACACTAACACACCTAATTATATCGTAGGTTTAAAAGTAACAGAAGAAGTTATTGATTCTGCATCTGATACTTCATTATTAGATAACGCTCAAGGCGTACCTAATACTGCAGCTCCTGGAGCAACAAGATATAAGATAGGTACTCAATTAGTAAAAGGACCATTAGAATTAGGTTCTAGAACTGAAGCAAGTTTTATTACATTACTTGTAATTACTGAAGGTAAAACACAAGTTGATAAGACTGATAAAACTCTTGGAACAGAATTATCTGATAGATTAGCTCGAAGAACTTATGAAGAAAGTGGTGATTACACAGTTGAACCATTTGTTGTAAATGTAAAAGAATATTTTAATAATGGTTCTAACAATGGTTTTAAAACGGCAAGTGAAATTGTAGCTGATGGAGACGCTGCAAATACTTCAGATGCTGAAACATTTGGTAAGGATAGATTATTAGTATCTATCGAGCCTGGTGTTGCTTATGTTAAAGGTTATCGTATACAAAACTTTGCAAGTAAGCAAGTAATTGTAGAAAAACCTCGTGGAGCCGATGCTACTAACTCAGAAAATGGTGCACAAAGAACTCTTAATGTAGGTAACTATGTAAAAGTTAATTCAGCAAGCATGCAAGGTGTTCCTGACGTTAATGACTTTTCTACTGTAACTCTTTATACAAATACAATTGCTCAAGGACAATCAACTAATGTTGGTACTGCAAGAGTAAGAAACATTTTAGACGATGCTGCGTCTGGCGTAAAGAGATTATATCTTTTCGATATTGAAATGACTAGTGGTTCGTTTAGTGCAGTAAAATCTGTAAAACAAACTGTAGCTTTACCTGGTGAAACACAATTTAGAGCAGATATTAATGGTGTAGCACAATTATTTGATGTAGGTAATAATGGACTTATATTTAAATTACCTTACAACGCTGTAAAATCTACAAGATCTATTGGTAACCCTGCAGCTTCGGATATTGTATATGAAGTAAAACAAAAATTTGTTGCTGATGGTTCTTCTGGTACTGCAACAATTACTCTTGCTGTAGGTTCAGGAGCGTTCACTGATTTTAATAATGCATTTGTATATGCAAATGTCGGTGGAACACCTCAAACAGTACAAATTGGATCTAATACAAATTACTATTCATTAATTGATAATAACAGAACAGTACAATTAAATGTAACTACTATTTTTGGTGGTGGTAGTACTGATGTTCAATTAATTGCAACCGTACAAAAATCTGGTATTTTAGAAAAAACAAAATCAGTAAATGGCGGTGCAGCTTCTGGTACAGTAAGCGTAACGGGATCTTTAACAAGCGGCGAATTATCATTAGAGAAAGCTGATATTAAAGAGTTAATTTCTATTACTGATGCTAATGGTACAGATATTACTTCAAGATTTATTCTTGACAATGGCCAACGTGATAACTTTTACGATGTTGGTAAAGTAATTCTTAAACCTGGATTTACAGTATCTGGTAATATTACAGTAACCTTTGACTATTATGGTCATGGCGCTGGTGATTACTTTACAGTTGATTCATATCCTCAAGAAGATTATGATACCATTTATAGTTTTGGTAGTTTACAAGGATTAGTTAATTTAAGAGATTGTATTGACTTTAGACCGAGAAAAGATGACACTGGCGCAAACTTTACAGGGACTGGTTCTTCTAGTCCACAAGCACCAGCAAATGGTCAAGTGTTAGCAACAGATATCGAATATTACATGCCTCGTATTGATAAGTTAATCATTACGAGAAAAGGAGAATACACAACAGAAATTGGTGTACCTGATGAAAATCCTCAGGCTCCTAAAACACCTGATGACGCAATGGCAATCTATAATTTAAGATTAAGTCCTTATGTCTTTGGTGTATCTGAAGTAAAACCACAGATTCTAGATAATCGCAGATATACAATGAGAGATATTGGCGATTTAGATAATAGAATTAAGAATTTAGAGTATTATACTTCTTTATCATTATTAGAACAATCTGCAGCTGACGTAGAATTGTTTGATAGTGGCGGTTTCTCTAGATTAAAAAATGGATTTATTGTTGATGGTTTCCATGGACATAATGTAGGTAATCCTGCAGATCCAGAATACGCTGTTTCTATTGATAAACAAGCAGGTCTGTTAAGACCTAAGTTTGATGAAAGAAATGTTAACTTAATTAGAAAGGCTGGTGATGTAGGTGCTGGTTCTAGTATTGTAAATAATGCTGGTATGGTAACATTGCCATTTACACAAACTAATTATATTAATCAACCATATGCGTCTACTTCAATTAATGTTAATCCTTACAATGTATTTAGTTGGGGTGGTACAGTTGAACTTTCTCCAGATAGTGATGAGTGGAAAGATGTAGATGTAAGACCTACAGTTACTATTGATGATTCTTCTAGTTATGATCAGTTTGCGTCAATGGCTGAAGAAACTGGTATATTAGGTACAGTTTGGAACGAGTGGGAAACTAACTGGACTGGTAGAGATGTTGATGTTCAAACTAATACTGTGCGCGCAGTAGGTAGGAGAGATAACGATTTTTGGTGGGATGTAAACGAATTTGGAGATCGTGATGCATTCCCTCTAGGTAGAGGAGGTAGGATTGGAAGAACAACGACTACTACAACTACTACAACTACAAACCAATCTAGAACAGGTTTAAGAACAGATATTGCATTTGATACAGTAACAAGATCGAATGGAAAGAGAGTGGTTGAAGTTAACTTTGTACCATTTATCAGATCTAGGAAAATATTCTTTAAAGCAGAATTATTAAAGCCTAATACAAGAGTATATGCATTCTTTGATGGTGTTGATGTATCTTCATTTGTAAGAGAAGAAGCGTTTGTAGAATTTAGTTCTAGAAGTGGAGTTACAACTTATGAAAATCAAAGTA